GTACGGCGCCGAGCGCCGCCGCCGGGCATCGCGCCGCGCGCCATAGCATTGGTCATGCGCTTCGGGGCGCGGGCCATCGCCCTGGGTTCAGGAAGTTTGGGCGGGCTAATCTTAGGTGCGCTGCACATATCTAGCCTCCCAAGACGCGGTTCGGTGATCCGCCGCCGGACGGAGTAGGAACAGCGGCGGACGCGGTGCTGCCTGAAGCCTGGCTACCCGACGCCGGTCGAAGACGCTTCATCTGCTGGTTCCTGGCGCTGCGCTGTTTCATGCGGTGTCGAACCAGGTACATGACCGGTGCAAAAGTCTCGGCGCCGCCGCCTGCGTTAAAGTCCATTCCTGCTGCGCACATGGTCAATCCTCGTGTGGCTCGAAGGTTTCATTCAGCCTTACGTGGCCCACTGTATCACGGGGCAGGGTCACGCCTCCACTCCCCCTGTCATCGTGGTGCTTGCGCTGCACCTCGTAAGAGAAACTCAGGGCCAGCGCGTCGCCGTAGTCTGGCGACGGCAGCTTGTCCTTCTTCATGCTGTCCTTACTGCGCAGCTGCACCTTGCCGTCGTCTCGAGGCTTGGTCTCGATCGAGATCAGGTCGTCGTAGAGGCGCTGAACCTTGGGGATCGCGCCGCCGTTGGCAAGCCACTCCCTGGTCCTGGCGTAGATCTCGGCGCGCTTGTTGAGGTAGCCCGGGTCGTCCGCCTTCTCTCCAAACCACACCAGCTGCCAAGCGCGGCCCATGGTCGTGCCCGCGCTGTAGATGCCTGTGCCGTAGCCCGCGTCGACGAAGACAGCGTCTGCCTTGTGGCACTCCTCGTAGTGGGCGAGCTTGGCGGCGATGTAGGTGTCGTTGTCGTTCTTCTCGAGGACCTCGAGGATATCGAACATCAGCCCCTGGCGCTTGCCTATGATCAGCAGGTCGTCGCCCTCCCACGCAGGGTCGCAGGTCAGGATCACGGGGGCGAAGTCGTACTGCTCCTTGCGGAGGTGACGGCCCCAGGCGGCGTCGACGTAGGGCGTCGGTATGAACTGCTTCTGAGAGGCTGACGGGAACTGGCCCTTCACGCGGACCTTGGCCTGGTCGCTGTCCTCGCCGAACTCCCTGATGATCTCCTCGAGGAACTCCTTGTTCGTGCCCTCTACGTCACGGCTGTCGATGTTCCACGTTCGCCAGAAGTCACGGTTCTTCCTGAAGCACTCCCTGAAGGCGCCGTGGGCCGACGTCGGGTTCCCCATGAGAATGAGCAGGAGCACCGTGTTCTCGTCCGTGAGCGCGCCGAGGATGGTCTCGTAGATCACCTGGGGCATGGCCGACGCCTCGTCGACGATCACCATCACAAGGCGGCCCTCTGCGTGAAGGCCTGCGAATGCCTCGGGGTTGTATTCCGAGTTCGGGATGAGATCCGCCCGGTGCTGCTCAGGCCTGCTCTTCGACTTGATCGACATCGTGTCCGTCGTGAAGAGGTCGCCGTAGAGCGAGCTGCGCACCCACTGCCCCACCTCCGGCGATGTCTTCGTGAGCAGCTGCCCTTCGGTGTTGGCGGTGATCACGATCCTGGGGCGATCCCAGCAGGCCAACGCCCAGGTGGTCAGCATGCCCGTGAGCGCCGACTTGCCGATACCGTGGCCGGAGGCGACGGCCAGGCGGAGCACATTGTGCCTCGTGGAGCGGTTGTCGAGATGCTGAGCTGCCTCGTCGGTCCTTGAGATCCCCGTGGCCCCAGTCCCATGCGAACTCAGCGAAGCCAAGAGGGTCGTACTTGAACTTGGCAGCGACCTTAGCGCGTATCTCGTCGATCTCGCTAGGCGTCATCGTCGATCAGGCCCAGGGCCAGGCCGGCGCGCTTCACCTGGTCGACGAAGTCGCCAGTGATCTCGACGGTCTGCTTCTCTCGCCACTCGTCGGGGCGGCGGTTTTTGAGCCAGTTCATCGCAGCGTTCGGATCGGAAGGGAAGTGGACATCCTTGTCCAGGTCATGGACGCAGCCGTCCTTGTCGAGCCTCTGCTCTGTGAGCGTCTTGTCGTAGCCCACGGCGCGGCCGTAGAGCGAGCCCTCGACCATGTCATCGGCTTGCGCGCGCCTGCGCGTCACGGCCTGCAGGAACTCAGGATGGGCTTCCATCCAGTCGTACAGTACCCTGTAGCTGGTTCCCAGGTGCTCGGCGAGCTGTGCGACGGTCGCAGGTAACGGCGCCGTGGCTACCAGCTCACAAGTGACCGCCCCACGGTAATCCGTAGGGCGGCCAACCTTCTTGCTCTTTTTCGCTTGTCCCTCGCTCATCCCTCCATAATAGGCAAGCGAGGTCCAATGGTCAACGCGAAGCGGTCAGACGATGCCCTCGTCGGAGACATCCACCCACACAGCCATCCAGGGCACGTCGTCGACGCGGTCCTGCTTGGGGTTGGGCCTCACCTTGCAGTGATACATCGGACCGTCCTCGAGGCTGAGATCGCCAGTCTCCTTGAGGTCCGCCCAGACGAAGCCAGCGACGCTGGCCGGGACATAGACCTTCTCCGTCCCTCTGATCGTATCGATGGTGCCCCAGATCGGCCCGCGGCCGACCTCGATGGAGTTGTCCATCGAGACCGTCACCGTCTGCTGATCAGCGTCTGAAGATGCCGAAAGTGTCATTGTCGAAAACCTCCTCTTCGAGTTGCCTCTTGGTGCGTCTGGCGTCGTAGTAGCGGCTCCTGGCCAGCGCGATCTTGTCCGCCATTCCGAGAGCATCCGAGTTCTCCGACGATCGGTACGCAGCCTCTGCGTTGAGCTCCGCACGCCTGGCCTCCGCCAGGCGCTGGAGCGCTGTCTCCATCTGCTGTTGTCTCATCAGTGATCTTCCTCGTAGTTGCGGAAGGGCGTCGCCTTCCTGGTTGGCAGGAGCACGGCCTGGTGGGCCGTGTTCCCGGTACGGATGAGCCCGAGCTTCTCGAGCTCGGACTGCATCCATTCAGGGACGCGGCAGGTCACGCTCCTTCTTTCGACTGCGAGCGCTCGACCTTCTCGATCTCGGCGCGGTCGAGCATGTCTTGCTGTTCCTGCAGCAGACGATACTTGGCGTTCAGAATGCGCTCGGCGCTCTCTGCGTCGAGGCTGTCGCGATCGAGGCGGTCGAGCTTGCGCTCGAGGTAACGAACGTCGTCGTTGAGTACGGCGATGTTCTCGCGGATGGCGTCGATGTCGATCATGTGGCTGCGAATGTTCATGGTGATCTCCTGGTTTGAGTTTCGATAGGAGGTATATAGGGTACCCTGAGGAGGGGGTAAAGATGCAGGTTTAACTTTTTTCTCACTCCCCCGAGATTTACTATACAGACACATATACTCCCCTATAGTACTCTCTCTTATCTCTCTTTTCTCTCTAGAATAAATAAAAGTGAAACTGCACCCAGAGATAGGTACTCCCCCTTGTTTTTAAGGGGGAAACCTGGTTGCTTTTTATGGTTTCACTTTACCTGTCGAAGGGGACGACGTTGGTACCCTCCCAGTCGGGCTCCACCCCCGAGCACGCCTTCTGCCTCTCCTCGGGGTCAAGTTTCACAAACGTGTCGGGCGAAACCGAAACCACGTACAGGGCCGCTGAGCCGACTTTCACCTTCCTGTCGAGCAGCGTCACACCCATCCTCTTGGCCCTCCTCCCGACCAGGTCGGTGATCGCCTGGCGGACGCCGTTGACGCGCCCCGACGTGCTGCCCGTGAGCACGAGCTTGACCTTGTCCGTGAAGTCCGACCTCTTCCACGCGCGCCAGGCCGGCGCCCCTTCGACCACCTTCCTGATGGCCTCGTCGATGTCGTTGTCGTTTGCGTCGAGCATGCGCTCCCTCCCGCTGAAGTCTGGTGCGATGGTCAGATCCTCGGTGGTGATCTCGTTCCTGGGCTCGCCCAGGGCCGTCGCCATCTGCTGCGCGAGCTGATCGAGACCGACCGCCCTCATCTCCTCGAGCAGTCGCCCCTCGAGCTTGGTGCCGTTCGTGATGACCGCGATCCTGCGGTCCTCTGGGTCCATCACCAGTCCGCCGGGGTTGTTCGTCGCCATCACGAAACTCGTGTAGGTCGTCGCGCGGTATCGCGTGATGCCCTTGCGCTCGATCGTCACCGTATCGTTGCTCGGATCAACGCGATCCTTCAGCACCTCGTAGCCGCGCTTGCGGTCGGACCAGCCCAGGCCGCCCACCTCGTTCGTGAAGAGCAGCAGGTTGTTCTCCATGAAGTCGTTGAAGCGCGCCCCGAGGAGATCGCTCTCGCTGACGTGCTGGGTGTAGCCGAACACCCTCTCTAGGATCGAGAACAGGAAGCCGCGGCCTGCCCCTTGAATGCCGGGCGACATGAAGAGGACCGCGCAGTTCCTCTTCCAAGGGTGGCGGTACTTGTCCTTCAGCCAGTCCATGAACCAGGTGAGCTCCTCCTCGTCGGGGACGAGGTGACGCAAGAAGCGGTCGAGCACGTCGCCGTAGCAGCCCCACTCGTACTCAGGCAGGCCGAAGAAGCCGTTCGCGTACATCGATCCGTTGTCTGCCGGGTAGACGCGGTCGGTCTGCCTGGGATCGAACCTGGTTCCCGCAACCATGAGCTTCTCTGGGAGCTTACGCCAGGCATCGACGGGGTTGTACTTGCGCAACCCGCCACGAGGACCCTCCCAGGTCAGCTCGTGCTGCGCATACATCGCCTTGAGCGACGTCGACGGGATCGGCTGCCAGATCAGCCCGGGCTTGTCGAGGAGCCTGTACTGACCGGTGGGGATGTCCATCGCCACGTTCTCTAGGAGCTCCGCGACGACCTCCACGAAGGCGTCGACGTCGGCGCCGGCCTCGTACGCCTCCGCGAGCTGACTGTCCGCCGCCGCCCGCGTCTCGGGATCCCTTCTCTGTCTGAGGGCCTCGCCGAGCTCTTGCGTCTGCTCTTCGGGATCCCTGTTGCCGATCCTGCTGTCCTCGTGGAAGTGCGTCACCCCGTCTGCGAAGTCATGAGCGACGATGTGGTCGTTGTGATCCAGGCGCAGCGTCACACGGCTCTCGTTGCGGTGGGGCAGTCCATCGAGGAAGGTCGCAGACGCGGTGAGACCGTCGACGTCCTTCAAGAGGCCGACGACCTCATCGTACGACATCCGTCCGTGGCCCTTGATGTCGAGCTCCATGTCTGAGGTGAGGTCGAAGACCCTGTCGGGATCCCCTTCTGACACCGTCGTCTCGGCGCTCTCTTCGACGCGCTGCGCATTCTCCTCGAGGCAGTCCACGATCGCCAGCTGGAGCTCCTGCACCGTCTCCCAGGGGATGAAGACGAGATCACCGGGGGTGATCCCGGACGGCCCTCGGTCATCCAACCAACGGTAGCTGCGCATCACCTCGTAGGTCTCCGGATCCAGGGTGTGAGGGCCGTAGCAGCCGAAGAACTTGCCGCCGTGGAGGCCCGTGTAAATCTCAACCTGGTTTCCTTCGGTCTCGAGGGTGTCGTACTTCCTGGACCGCCAGACCTTGTAACCGGGGTTGCTGTTGAAGAGGATCATGAACGACGCCGCTCCGCTGTGGCGGAAGAGGAGG